AGCGATCAGCGCNTGGCGGAATCGAGGAAAAAGGCAAATCAAGTTGAACTGGTACATGTTTGTGTGATTCTTCTTCGTGTGATTCTTCAATCATACCATATTCAAAATCTATAAGAAGCTGAATGCAGTGGATAGCTTTTTGTAAATCTTCTAAACCATTTTTTGAACGCCATCTAGATACATACTTAATAACAGCGCTCTCAAGATAACCTAACCCATTTTTGTGACAATACTCGGCGGGTTGAATAACCATCTTCTTATAGTGACCCCCCCCAATCTGTTCATTAATTGCTGCCATATTATAAATCCTCCACTTCATAAATAGAGCTTTGTTCCACTTGATCAAGAGCAGATGCAAATAAATCTACAAATTTTTCATTAGCTCTAAGTTCACTTTCACCGATTTTATCTAATATAAAATGAATCATCTCATGTAAGAAGGTTTGATAAATTACACCTTCTGTATACTCTTGAGATGGTGTTTGTAGGATAATACGGTTCTCGTGATATCTAGCCTGTCCCAGACAATTTGTTAAGCTAGCAAACATAGGATCGAACTCTACAGATACTACCGTATTAAGTATTTGAAATTGTTTGGGTATAATCAAGAGTTGACCTCACACATAGTATAAACAGCACCAACAAGAAAACCTAACGATGTTCTAAAATATACCAGAATCATTTTATATTATTCTCTCTCTTATATGTTGGATCGTTACCTAGTATATTATCTGCATAACCATTATTAGCCCAACCGATATTACCATTCTGTCCTAAACGAAATGTACACTTGGTCTGTACTCTCTTGATTAACCCCGCACAATATGGGCAGTGGTCTGCCTCTGGCTCATCTCTCTTTTCCACACTTAAGAGAAACTCTAATTCTGCAGCACAACTTTCACACCTATAAGCGTATATCGGCATGTCATCTCCCCGTACTCCCGAAACCACTTTCATTACGTTCAGTTGGTTCAAGCAGTTTAACTTCAGATACTGTGACTCGCTGTAATGGTAAGATTAAGAGTTGTGCAACTCTATCCCCCTTTAAAATCTGGTATGTACCAATAGGTGACGTATTTGTTAATAAAATCTTTATTTCCCCACGGTAGTCCTCGTCTATAATTCCACCACCAACTCTAATCCCCCTCTTAGCTAACGAAGATCGTTCACAAATCATACCCACACACCCCTTGGGGATTGATAAAGCTATATGAGTGAATATTAATTGCGGTTTACCTGGGTATAGAAAGACGGAGTTAGCTGCATATAAATCTAAACCAGCAGCACCTGCAGAACCATAACTAGGAAGTACGGCATCCCCTTCAAGTTTTTGTACATCTAACCAAGAACTCATATATACTCCTTAAATGGTAGTAGAAATGGTTCAGATTCTATAATGATTGAACATCCCAACATCGGTCTAATAATAGACTGACGATTATAAGCAAAAGCGTAGGAATCATCATCTATTAAACACCCACAATCAATACTAAAATTATCCCCCCGCGGGGTTGCCGTATATCGAATACCGAACTGGTTGTGATGATGACCAACCGCTACACTCATACCCAATATTTGAGTGACTGTTTGCGCTGTACCCGCCCTGGTATGACACATATAAAGGTGACGTTTGTTTGGGAGTCTGATGGTATAATCTTGTACCCACTTCCAATTAAAGTTATCAGCCCCTATCATTTTATTATATGGTAATAGAAGTTCTTTAGGAACTCCACCAATCCTAGATCGTTTATAAATACGATCATCATGATTAGAACTCATAAGAATCATATCGGGAAACAAAGCACCCAACTGTTTAATCTGTTTACGAGTTCTTGTAAGTTCAACAGATGTATTATCTGCTTCGGGGATTTTAGAATAGGATGAAAACATATATTGGTCTGTCAAATCCCCTAGGTGAAACACACGATCTGGTTTAAATGTATTTTTAATATTTTTTAAAAACTCAAATAATTTTGGGTGGGCGTATGGAAAATGAGTATCCGAAATTAACAGGATACTTTTATTTGGATATGCTTTTTGTTTCATTATTTCTCCCCAACAAATAGTTCTTTAAGAGTCCCTATAATAAATGACATAAACAAGATGTCTACAGAGAGGATCAACTTACTAACGTCAACATCTGTATCGTCTTCCATCAAAGAGATACGAAATAAAGAGGGAGAATAATGTCCATTATGAAAAAATAAAATGTGAAAACCCTTTAATTGTTTCGTCCAAACTAAATCGAGAAAAGAAATTAACAATATTAGTACCTCTGGTAGTGTAGATCATAATCTACGTTAGCATCACAAATCCCCTCCGAATAACCAAGCTCTTTACTACTAACTCCAACTTCGTAAGTACACCTTTCACATGGCAAAACTACAACAGAACCCTTATCTGGAAAGTATTCCAAGTCCTCTCCACATTGTTCACAAATTAATTTTAGTGTCACAACCAATCCTCCGGTATCTCCATAAATGCAAATAGAAAATTATTTCGTATGCACCAATCTGAATACCTCGCTTTATGTTTTTTAGTTATCCAATTATCATACATAAATAAAAACCTCAAATCTATATCTGGGTTACTAGCTTTTACTGCCAACATCTTTGTACGAGTTTTACTATCGAGATTCCCCTTTGCTTCAACTAGAATACTAGTTTTTATTAATAAGAAGTCGGGGGTATAGGTGTGTAGGGAACCAACATTTATAGACCCACATTGTTTACACTTGGCACTCCTGATAAATTTCCAGTATGGTAGTGTAACAGATTCATATTCAAAAACCTCCCCCCTTTTTTCTAAATTCCTAGCTATAGACTTTTCAAAATTTGATCTGTAAATAATAAAACCTCCTACGGTAATAGTGGGATTATATAAGGTATCTTCTGTGATTAGGTGATTCAACTACAATTTCCTTACAGTCTCTTAAAATCCACAGCAATGCGGATTCTCTGTCTAACATTTTTCTAGCTTTATCTAGTGATTTATATTTCAAGAAATAACCACTAACCACATAATCGGACATCTCCTGTACTGTACTTAGTTCATCAATTTTATCGGTTAAATAGGTACGCTTAGACGGACTTTTTTCAGACAAACCCTCAATATTATCTGTCTTATCTCCCGTAATTAATTGCTTCATAAAACACCTGACAGCACTAAGACTATCCTGTTGGTATATACGAGGTTCCGACCCACCACAAGACCATCTAAAATGTAACCCAGGAATCATATCAAGNTCTTTATCAATCGTAGCAATAATTGTTGTAAGTGGTTTAGAAGTACATTGAGTTATACCCATAGCATCATCTGCCTCTACACCGTGAACAACGATTGCATTAAATCTATCAATTAGATATTGTTTACAAGCTTCAAGGTGGTAGGCCCTATGAATCTCCCGCCTATTAGCTTTGTATGTTTCACTAACCCTATAGCGAAAGTTATCTGTACCAGAGATGAATATTGTATAAACATTTGTACTACAACCCTCTAATATAGATTTTACCATAAGTTTAACAGAGTGTAAACAATTTTCTACAGGGTCGGGTAAATAAATTGTCTCTCTCCACAGTGTTGAGAGTCCTAAGTTTTGCAAATATATTTCTGCATCTGCTGCTTTCTTAAAGGTAGGTCGTTTGCATCCATCTAAAACCCTATAATATTTTCCATCAGCAGCACTAGCTACGGAGTGACAGATTATGTCCCCGTCAATTAGAGCATGAAGGGAATTTTCTTGAATCATCTCACCATCTATACCAACAAAATCATCTTCCATCATATCTTTATCTCCGAGACTCCGGTATTTGTAGAGAAAATTACACGCTTAATACCAAAAGACTCTATCAAATCATAACAATCTTTACACGGAAAAGCCAAACCAAGTGTACCATCACGCTTTAAGCGCACTACAACGAGCGTAGTTCCACGTATCTTAGATTTAGGTACCTTACGTAGGGCGTCAATCAAACACGCAACCTCGGCGTGTAAAGACCCCTTCCAATGTGATGTCTTAATTGTACCTTGGTGTCGGAGTTGGTTAAACCCTGATGCTAGTGCGTGGTTATTCTTCATAAGTACAGCACCGACCCTATGGTTAAAAGAAGATTTGCTTGCTTCATTAATTGCTTGCTTTAACACATTCACAATATTTCTCACATATAGGTATATAGCTATCACACTGCAACTGTCCCGACCCTACATTAGGGGTGGAAAAATCTGCCCAAGATTGCCAATCCATGTTGGGTATTGCTTTATATCTATAACAAGTTTCCTTTACACTACAACCACTCCACGGACTACACATAGTAATATCTGACATAGATTAAAACCCCCGTTTATTATAAAAATTCTTAAACTAATTATCTCAACTCAACGATCTGCATGGGGCCGACAACCCCCCTCTGCCGGGCCTCTTCTTTACTTCCCACTAGTACGTCAATTCGGCGCTCCCAACGTCTCGCCATGAGGTCGTTCACCCGGCGCACTCCGTACCCCTCGACATAGACCGTCTTGCCCAGGAGGTGTTTGAGGTCGTGCGACACGGCCACGGTCCTACCAACCACTGGTCGCTCCATCAAAGCGGTGTTCGCCGGGTCGTCACTCGTCTCTGTCCGGCAGGCGGTGTAGTGGCTGACCTCGACA